CCGTGTGGCAATCGCATTCTAGGTAGATGGCTTTTGGTTTTGTCACGGCGCGTCTCCTCCCTGAGATTGGAGAGCGAGACGGCCGGCGTCAGAAATCCTGCATCTTCCCTTTTCCCAGATGATGGCTCCCTTCTCACGTAAGCCTTCCCATGGTTCCGAGTTGGCAATCATCTCCTTGCGTCTGTCAGCAGGCTCAGTGGTTATCGTTGCGAGCACCGCCAGTTCAGACGGGGAGAATGCGGGGGAAGAATTGAGCACTTCCACCGCAGCCTCAAGGCTTGGCTGGTCTTTGCCATCCACGCGCCATGTGCTGGTTACTGAGCGATCCGTCCGGGAATACCGATCGTACCGCGACAAGCGAGGGTGCTGAGTGCAGCGGAGCAGATAGGCGAAGAATTCCTTGCCGCCGTTGTAGTGGGCTTCCTCGCGCATGCCACAGTATTTCAAGTCTTCAATAGTGATCATCATTTCCCGTCACCTCTATGCAAAGCGAGCTTCGTCTTCGGAATATTCATCCACGCTATTGGCGCGTCATGCCGCATGGACGCATCGTCTGTCAGCCAGCAGAATTCAGGATTAGCCGGGTCGTACTCTCCGCAGACATAGCATTCCGTTGGCTCGGTATCGCCATCGTAGATGTACGATACGTCAAGCAGGATGCGGCGGTCCTTTGGTGCGGTGGACATGGGTTGCCATTCGCTCATGACGCCATCCTTTCCGCAGCCATCTTTTCAGCGGCGTCCTTAGCGGCCTGTAGCGTTTTGAACGGCCCGACATCGTTTTTTTTCTCGTCTGGCAACCACGCTGGCAGGAACCACCATCCTCCGGGCCGATAAGATTGAGCGTTGCGGATTGAGCCTATAGCCTCAGCTTCAAGCCATCCAAAATCTCGCTTTTCCCATGCGCTCATGGCTTATCGCCTTCCGTGTTCTCGGCAAGGGTTCTGATAGCGGCTGCGAGATGATCGTAGATTGCGTAATTCGATTTCGCGGGGGTGTTGTCGATTAGGCTCGCCGCTTCCTCCAGAGTTTCCTTCCGTGCCGTGGCAACTGCTTCGCCCAGTTCTACCGGCGTCCACATATATTCGCCGACGATGGCCTTTTCGGTCAGCCGTTCTATTTCTGCTTCTGCTGTGGCGAGAGCGGAGCGGAGACGGGTGATTTCCGTTGACGCTTCAGATACGATACTTGCTTGCATATCCCATTCGACATCGGAAAAGTCTCCGGCCAGGACATTCAGTCGTTCCACGATGTCGGTCATTGCTCGCCCTCTGCTTTTGGCGTCGGTGCGGCGCGGCGCCTCAACTCAGCAGCGATTTCATCCGCACGTTCATAGAACCATTCGCCAGGACTTCCACCGTGCTCGCCAAACCCATTCGCGATCTTGGCTTCAACCTCAGCCTGCTCTGCGGTGAGTTCGTCATCCGTCAGGTCTTTCGCCCATCTTTTAACTCTCGGCACATCCGTCGCCTGTGCGACTGGCGAGGCGAAGAGTAGATCGCTAGTATAGGCGACAATGTCTCCACTGGTGCCGCGATGTTTCCAGCAGCTATTCTCGCCTGCGAATTCAAGTGCCTTCGCAGGCCCTTCGGTAGACCCATCGCGAAGAAGGACCATGACCTGCATTTCAGGCGGAACCGGCAAGAAGTCGCCGCCGGCCCATTCGATCCACCGAACTATGTCGCCGGGCTTCACCGCCCCTGCTGGCGCTGCGGCAAGGGCTGCCTCAATGAACGGCATCAGCTTTTCAGCAAGCGCTCCAGCACCAAGGGAATGGTTGCCATCAACGCGGCGGATTTCTTGGGCGAGTTGGTCAATGGTGATCATGTCAGCAAACCTCATTGAAAAAGTCGTTTAGCAGCCCATCGGTAAAGACTGGCGCGTCCCGGAGCAGCTGATCAGCCTCAGACACATCGCCGCAACAAATCGTATTGAGATCATCATCTGATAGCGATGAAAGCCATGCGTCGATATTTGCTAGGATTTCCGCTGGTTGCCGTTCAAGGAAAAGCGCGAATTCACGCAGCATTTGCTTTTCTGATCGGATGATGTTGATTCCGCCGTTGTCGTAGGAAATGGCTAGCGCGGCTCTACGGATGCCAGGATAGATGTCATTCTGCATCTTCATCTCCTATGGCGAGGCCGTAGAAAATATCAGCCAACTCCTCCGCCGCCTCCGTCTGTCCGACAACAACACGGCCCATCTCGTCATTGACGCATCGACAGTTATTGATCTTTTCAATATGCGGTCGCATCTGCACTAGCGCTGCCTCAAGCTCTTCGATGCGCCGGCACAAGTCGAATACGACGCGATGCGGCTTGTCTGCCCAATCGCGCGCCATACGGCCATTGCCCCGACCTTCGACAGCCATCCGTGCTTCGTAGGTTAGATCGGTAGGAAGGTGCGGAATCTGCGCGTCACGCTGCAGTTCTCGTTTTGCTTCGTCACTTATCTGCATCTTCCCCTCCTGTGTGGGCTTCGATAAAGCGGCGGGCGGCGCGGAAATCCGATGGCCCGAACCAATCCACAATGCGATCATTCTGGCAGGCGTTGTCCGTCCAGCCGTTTTCGTCGGCCCAGTTGGTATAGAACGGCTTCAGAAGCTCTACCGCTTCCTTGAGCGCGGCTTCGGCGTCAGCCAATCTATCGCGGAGTTCAACAACGGCTTCGCTTTCACATGACGACATAATGGACGCGGCTTTCTCGGCGCCTCGTTCCTCGAATGAACGAGACATTTCCTTAGCGTCGGCCATATCCCAGAAGAGATCGCGCCATGGGATTTGACCGCGATCGGTTTCAGCATAGGCGGTCTTGGTGACCATCTCCGCATACTGGAATGCTCGTTCGAGTTCGTCCGCCGCTTCCGAGCACAGTATCCCAAGCGGCGATACCGGAGAGCATGCGGTGCGGAGACGCTTTACGAGATCGTCGGTCATGACTTCTCCTCTCCCAACCATTTGCGCGCGATCCGTGCTGGGCGCTGCGGATCAAGCATGTTGTCGACTGGATCTGTGTCCGCGATCTCACGCATGGCTATCTGTGCCTCCGTTATCCATTCCTCCAGATCGAGCCGCCCACCGACTGCATTGGCCGTAGCCGCTGCATTCTGCTCGAATGCTTCGCGATATTGCTTGGCGTCGGCTTCCGCCTTCTCCAGCGCGTCCAGCACTGCGGCGATGTCTCCGCATGTCGGGGGCGACCGTGGCTCTGCCCCGTCTGGTAATTGGGCGCCATTCCAGTCGATTAGAATGTCTCGCAGGGAGGCGATGATGTCGGTGAGGGATGTCATGGCTTTTTCACCTCGCGATATGCGGCAAGAAGCTGAGCGCCAACTTCATGGTTGATGCGATCCAATTGCCGGAGCGCCCAATTTAGCCCCTCGCAAAAGCCCCTGTCGGCACCGCGATTATGCTGATCGATTTCCCGTTGCGTCTGCCGGCGCTCGCGATCTTCAACGACTGTCGTCACAGTGACGGCGAACGCCCCGCGAGAATGTGGTTCTGCATTGTGATAGAGAACTGAGCCTGGATCGGTAGCGTCTGGCACCGTACGCCACCACTCATGGCGTACGGATGTCGTATCGGCGCTCAGGTTAACGTAGCGCCTATCATATATCGCGTCCGCGCTGGTATAGGCATTTACGGCTTCGGCGAATTTCCACAAATCATGATGTCCGCGTGCCCAAAATCCAATGAGGCCGCCGCCATCCGGCCCGCCTTCACGCAAGTCCTGAATGTCGATGCCATGGCGGCGCTCTTCGCCCCAACTGAATTGAGCGGCGGATAGATATTCGCTCAGTTCCGACTTGCTGATAAGGCAATGATCTGGATATTCGGCTGGCGATGTCCGATCAGCTTTGTCTAGCAATTCCTGCCATAGGCGGTCTGTGAGTACGTTGATGCTCATGTCCGTTCCTCGGCTGGCTTGAACAGGGATTTGGGTGGCAAGGACGGCTTCTCAGCGCGTCTGGCGGATTTAGCGCTCTGTGGGAAGGGCGCGCCGTGGAGCTTGCCAGCGTGCCGCACAACGCCTGTAGACTTGTCCCTCTGGCGATCCGACTTTCTGATCCGCTTGATATCGTCGCGCGTTTTGAATTTATGGCACTGGACACAGAGCGCTCGGCAATTGGCTAAGCTATTATCGCCGCCTAATTCCGCCGGGAGGATGTGATCGAACTGGACGCCGAGCGAAAGGTTGCAGTTGCAGCGCTGGCCATCTGTGAAGCCATATAGGGCACCTGTGGCTTCGCAGCGGTATTCGGCGCGGGTGAGGGCGGCCTGTCTTGTCTTGCGGGTGAATTCTAGGCGGGCCATCAGTCCGCCTCCCAGAGGGTGAACGGCAGCGGCTCGGGCAAAACCCAAATGTGGAACATGTCCGCGCTATCGACTATCTCGCAGTACGGCGGATATACTTCGACGGCGGTTGCTTCCTTGCCTGCGAGTTCGTCCTTAATCCGCTGCATTTCCCACCACGTCGGGCGCACGCCAGAGAGGGACGAAACGGCAAGGTGGCGGACGCCGTTTGGCAAAGTGCGATCGAGGACGGAAAACACCTCGTTCCTGTGGGCGGTAGTGAACTGGTAGGCCCATCCCTTCGGATTTGGCGACACTGAGCCTTTCGGGAATGTGAGCGTCTCCCAAGCCGGCCAGTTGCCGGATTTACGCAGGCGCTCTTCCTTGGCCAGCACAAGGCGGCGCTCATTGCGGGATAGGCGCATGATTGCTTCGTTCGCCATCACGCCCTCCCTTTCCCCGCCAGCAGCGACGTCATAGCCGCCTGCCGCGCCGCCCGGATATGAGCAACGGGCCTATGACTGCGCTTGGCCGCGGCCTCGCTCTGGTCGAAGTATCGAAGCTCTGGGCATTGGCGATACAGGGCCTTGCGTCGGCGCCAGGATTGCCAGGCACGGAGGGTTTTGCGGATGAGGGAGTTCACAGCAAATCCTCCACATCCATCTGAGGCGACTTGGCTCGGCGCGTCTTGGCGGCGTTCTGCCGATGGTGCTTCGCGTCCCAGGTAAGGTGGCATCGCTGGCAAAGTGCTCTGCACCGATCCGGGTCGGCATGGCTTTCGTCATGATCCATGTGAGCGATCGTCAGTACGACTTTCGATCCGGTTTCTGGGTGAGGTTGACCGTTCTCGGCTCTGCAGTCCGGAAACTGCGGCGTGCCTTCGCAGCGGTTGCCGGCACGTTCTAGGAGTGAGGCGCGGAAGGCTTTCCATTCCTTCGAATGAGTGCCGCCGCCGGGATAGAGAGCCATGCGTTCAGAGCGAATGGGCATGGCTCGCCTCCTCGACCGGCGTCACCCTATCGAGCAGATAGCAGCCGCGAACCCCCTCCAGCCAGATGACGGCGGAATGCCCTTGTAGGACTTCGGCGCGGGCGGTGGTTTTCGTCTCGCGGATTTCGCCGCTGTCGAGACGGACTTTAACCTTGTGGCCGGGCGGATAGATGCGGTTGAAGGCATCGCATTGGGCTTGGAGCTTTGCTGGGTTAGGTCGCTTCATGATGCACCGCCAAGCTCTTCCGGTTCGCACCCAAGCATCTCGGAATAAAACTCGATCGCCGACTCCACGCTGGTGGAATTCTCCATGATCGCCTTGACGCTCGCATGGATGCTCTTGGCGGCTTCCTTGCCTTCAGGTGAGAGACCGCCGAGTTCTATATTCGACCAACGGCGGATGACCTTAGACATCAGTTCGCCTGATGTCTCCGGCTTCGCGGCCATGTTCAGAACATCCTTTGCGAACCGCCGCAGGACGATGATCTCCTTTTCGGGGATGGAAGAAGAAGAGTCCGCCGCCAGCGTGGGTGTGTTGGGGGACGGACTAACGGCGGACTCTTCGTTTGAGCCAGTATCGGCGGAGGACTTGGCCGAGTCTTCTGGCTCTGTTGATGATGCCTGGACGGAAGGGGAGGCATCATCGCTACCGGCGGCCGGGAAGGAGTCGGCACCGGGATTGGCATTTGTGTTCGTGATTTCGCCGGTTTCGGCGTCGACGTGTTCGGATTGCTCTTCCGCCGAATCAAACTCGACAGGCTCACCAACCTTGCGCTGCTTAGCGATGGCGATAGGCTCATCGGAAAGCGGATCAGCGATGACGTTGGACGGTGTGATATTGCGGGCTACACGAGACCGAACGGAAGAATCCATGTCCTCCATCTCATCGTCTGTATAGACGCCAAGCATGAGAGCTGGCTCATAGATGCGGCACCAGTCACGCGTTCCTCGGTATACGAGCATGCGCGGGAAGTTCTTCGGAGACCATGGCGAGTTGTTGCCAGATGTCTTCCACTCGGCCACAGAGCCGTCAAAGAGCCGCATGTCATCGCGGCGGTAACCAGGCTCAAGTAGAAGCTTGATGTCGTTGGTAATGGGCTTGTCGCTCAAATAGATGCGCGTCTGCTCGCCTTGGCCGACAATGACATGGTGAAGGTCCATTCCCATCTTCGCTTGCAGGACAGCGGCGACGAGCTTGCCCTCATAGCAAAGCTTGCCGTGCACGACGGAGACGCATTGGGCGACAGCAAACGGGTCAAGCCCCCAGCGGACGGCCTGGTTGACGACTAGGAAGCAGTTTGACAGGATTTGCTCATATGGCAGCAGTTCCTTAGCGTCCTTCGTGCCTTCCATGCGGAGTGCATCTGGGATGAGCGACGAACGCGCCATAACCGTAGCCACGCGCTGCATGTGCTCGAACCGCGAGGTATCCAGCAGCGGAACGGCATCGACAACCTCGAGGCGGTCACGCTTGGCGGGGGCATTCTGATTGATGTCGACTATCTGGTTCATGGCTTATGCCCCCTGAGCGTTGCGGTAGTGGTAGTATTGGGGAAGGTCGGTCTCATCGATCTCCTTGAGCGGCTCGTTAAGCACCCATGCCGTGTCAGTCCCAAACTCCTCCATGAAGAGCCGGTAATTCTGGACGGCTCGGGTTATGCGCCGCCGGCCAATTTCGAGGAGCGAGTTTTGCGGCGATAGCGTGAAGCCGCTCGTGATCGGCGAGCCCTCGGCTTTCCAGAAGACGAACACGAAGGCAAACGGGATGCCTGCCAACTCGATCAGCCAGGGAATGCGGACGCCGTTCTCCTCGGCTCCGAAGACGGCATCTCGCTTGAGCAGATTGATCATCTGCCGCCGACCTTCGGAATAGTGCTCTGCCGATACCGGATAATCGTAGTTGGCGATCGCATCCATGCACTGCATCTGGAACGGTTTTTCGTTCTTCGATCGTATCGACTTCAGATCGGTGATGGCGCGTGTTTTGAGATAGTCGAACCGAGCCTTGAAGCGGACGCCGTCAACTGTCCAGAACACCGAGACTTCAGGCTGGCCACCGGTGAAAGCATTCGCCAAGTTCTTATTGGCTTTGATGAAGGCGGAGGCGGCAAGGATACGCTGCCAGTCACGGAACTTCACCGGAACTTTTCCTTCTTCTCGGATGGCGGCGATCTCGGCGATGCCATCCTTGCGATTGCCGGGATGGTATTGCGGCGAATGGCCGGACTTGAACTTGTCGACGCCTTCAAGCACACACTGATGCAATTGGCGGCCGAAGATTTTCGACGGTGTGTCGTCGCTTTCCTCATCGCGAGCCGGGTTCATCCAGCTCGACCACCAAAAGTCTGGGGCGTTGTCGACCAGCTTTTTCAGACCGGAGGAGCCTAGCGCCGGATCGGCGTGATACTGCTGATCACTGAGGCCGAAATAAATGCCATCAGCCAACGGCTTTGCTTCTGCCGGTATTTCCGGCGCTTCGACATGGGCGTTCATCGGCTTTGCCTCAGTATTTCAGGGTGACGTTGGGAACGAGGCCGCTGACCATGTGGACAACTATCTTCTGCGCGGCGGCCTGAGAGATGCCAGAGCACTCGATCAGTTCCTTGACGATGGCGGTGTTGATCGACTTACGGTGAGCTTTGTCTGCATCCCGGCGGCGCTGCTCGGCTTCCTCGGCCGCTTTCTCGTCGGCGAGGCGCTGGCGCTCGGCCGCAGCTTCTCGCTCCGCCTTGGCTTTCGCCTCAGCGACTTCACGGACGCGGCGTTCTTCGGCTTCCGCCTCTCGGCGGCGGGCTTCCTCTATTTCGCGCTGGCGGGCAGCCTCAGCCTCGCGGATCGCCGCTGCATGGCGTTCCTCCGCTTCGGCCGCGGCGCGCTTGGCGGCTTCGATCTTTTCCTGTGCTTCGCGCTCTACCCGCCGGGCGGCTTCTTCGGCGGCCGCAGCAAGATCGGCCTTGCGCTTCTCCTCTGCCAATCGCTCGCGTTCGGCGCGCTCAGCAGCTTCATTGGCGGCGCGTTCGGCAGCAAGCCGTTCTGCCTCATGCCGTTCCCGCTCTGCCTTTTCGGCGCGCAGCTGCTCCAGTTCGGCCGCCTCTTGTTCCTGTTTGAGAGCGGTTCGGTAAAGTCTGTTGATGGTATCAACGGCAACATCGTGGGCGACTGCGGCCTGAGGTGCGTATTCGTCCCAGAATTCCTTTCCGAGTTTGATCTCGCGCAGCTCGGCGGCCATAGCCTGAAGTTCTGCGGTCGATCGGCCAAAGCCAACCCTGCTGTAGGATACCAAGTCCTCAAGACGTGATGTAAGACCTTCGACGCGATCTTTCTCAGCTTCCTCCCATGCGGTGAGAGGCTTGCGTACATCTTCTTTCAGAGCATCGAGCCGCTCCTCGATCGTGTTGCAGGCGGCGTTGACCTTCTTCGTTTGGTCCCGCCAGCTTTCCGTCAGCTTCTTGCCCTGAGCAATCAATGTTGTTTTAGTGCGGGCGACCTTGTGGGCCAGAGAGGCGATTGCATCGCGGCCTGTCTTCGTCGACACATCGGGAACATGCTTGTCGACGGCTTCCTTGACCTTTGAGTATAGCTTTTCGAACTCCTCGTCGTTGGTGAAGGTTTCGGCCGTCATAACCGCCGGCAGTTTGATAATGAGATCTGTGGATGCAATTTCCTTGGACATTTCAAACCCTCCGAGAAACTTGGTAATCGTGTTCAGCCCGGCTGAGACCGACATTGGCCGCGGCAATGATCCCCAGCGCCGCAAGCGCCAGGACCGCGCCGACAAACACCGGCCCGGTTAGATCGCGGTGGCTGAATGCTACCGATGGCAGTTCGTGAATGGTGATGGTGCGGGAGCATGACCGATCGCATGATGCGGGATCGCAGCCGCCGAAAACCTGTTGTGGGCAAAGTTCGCGCATCTCAATCCTTCGCTGGGCAAATGACGACTGGCATGAATTTGATCTCGGCCCACGGATAGAGCTTTCCGGCCAACATCTCGGTGATGCGCTTGTCGCGGTTGCATTGCGGTGAGGCGTTGTCCAAGGTCTTTCGACCCTGGGCGTAGAATACCAAGCCTCTTTCTGGATGGGTTGCCCACCAGCTGTCGCGGATGACGTGACTTGGGCCGGAGCGCTTTTCGATATCGGCGAACGGCATAAAGACCAACCGTGGGTCATCGGGCGTGTGCTCAGCCATTGGATGATCCTCCCTGTAGGGCGGCGCTGGCGGCTCCAAAGTCTGTAGGGCCAAACCATTCAAATATTCTGTCGTTCTTGACCGCGTCAGCGTTCCAACAATAGCTTTGTGACATCGTCAGAGGGTTGAACGGGACGAACTCCACATTGTCGTCAGCAAAGGTCGCGAACGGCTTCAGCGCCTCCCGCAGCCTCGCGTTCTCCCTCTCCAGTTCCGCTACCCGAGCCTGGAGAGCGGAGTAGGAGTTGACGGCGGTGCGGCTGTTCCATGCCACAGCTGCATCATCTGCTGAACCCTTGTAAGGCCCTTCGCATCCGCAACCGTCGTTGTCACATATTATCCAGAAAGTACCCAAGCCGTTGTTCTCAGCCTCACTTTCCGGAGCGCCGCCGCAAAACGGGCACGGCAGAAGGTCTATATTCGTCTCAGGCGCTCTCATTGGTGGGCTCCAGTGCGATATCCAAGTGCATCGACAGCGTCCCGTTCAATTTGCTTGACCATAGCGGCGTCTTCGTCGCTTAGATGCTCGCCAAGCGCATGTTCCAAGTGCTCAATCTCAGCGACCAACGTCAGGCAATTCCGTGCGGACTGCCTAGGATTTTTGCCAAATATCCGCCTATGGTGCTGGATAAGTTCAAGCTCATCGTCGCTCAGGATCGGCTGCGAAATGTCAGTGCCAAGCAGCGTGTTGATGCTGGTATTCAGGGCAGAGGATACGGCTAAGAGCATCGATATCGTCGGGTTGACGGAATTGCCCTTCTCCAAATCCCAAATGTGCGATTTGCTTGTGTCGGCGCGGCGGGCGACTTCCTCCAGGCTGATGCCGAGTTCCTTGCGGCGCTTAGCAATGGCTGGCCCGATGTTGCTGACGACGTCTCCCATCACACCACCTCGCTTTCGCGCTGAGCGCAGAACTTGTTGACGCGACCGATCTGCCAGAGCGCTGCGGTAAGCTGCCGCTGGACATCCTCGACGGTGGCGCCGGCTGCGAACTGGCTGCCCATCCAATCGCCGAGCGAGGGAAGGACGTTGACCCGTACCGCAGCAGCCAGCATCAGTTTTGGATCAGTAGAGATGTAGAGCTTACGCATCGTCGCGGTCTCTATGCTCGCGAGTGATCGTAAGAGACTGACAGGATTGCCCTGCGGTGCGCGACCTGGGCCGCGATGTCGTCCTCGTCCAGGCCGTCGATCTGGTCGAGGAAACAACTATCCACAGCCCCGCGCGGGCCGGTGACGTTGAACATCTCGTCGGATATGTACGAGCCGTCGCCGCCAAGCTGATAGGCAAGCCCCTCGAAGCTGGCGAACATGTCGGCCATGAAAGACCGGAATGCTTCCCGGTTCGTGCGCGGGTCGTTATTGCGGTCAAGCTCGGCTTTCGCGCGGGAGATCGCTGCGTGCATGCTGTCGTAATGGTTTGCCATTGTCGTTGATCCTTGGGCGCGGGAAGTGATGGTGATGGACATGGGCGTTACTCCGCGGCGTCCGCAGAGAACCGATCCTCGAAATGGCTGCGATACCAGTCTAGCATGATCGAGTTCATGTATTCGTTGATGTGTGGCGGGAATGGCGTATCGACGTGCCGCAACAACGGCTCAATACGCTCCGAGAAATACAGGCTCGAACCGTCGTGCCAGCAAGGGCACTTCAAAAGCCAGCATTCCTCGTGATCGGGCTTATCGGAATTGAAGTCGTACATCGGCGTCTTGCTGTGTTTCTCGACGCCGCCGTAATATTCCTCAGGCCATCTCCAGCCTTCGGACGGAACGGGCTCGGCCCAAATGTGGATCGCGCCCTTATCGCCAATCGCCGTCCACATGTGCCGCGTTGTGTCGCCTTCTGGCGGAAGATACTTGTACTCAAGGTTTGCCATCTCATTCCGTCCTTCCGTCTATCCGCATAAGCTCCACGAGGAGGCGTGCGGGTGATGAGGTGAGCCTTTTCTCTTCGATGCTCAGGAAGGGGGTAGATCAGTCCGCAACTCGCCGAGCCTGTTCGAGGAACGGGTTGAATTCGCGGGAAATGCGGATTTCGAAGATGCCAGCCGTGAGATCGTAGCCGCCGTGCGGGTTGGCCGCATCCTGAATGAACTGTTCCGGTTCCGTCAGGATGGCGTAGAAAATCTGCATGCCCTGCGGGACGCGGCTGGTGCGCTCCATGACATCGCCGCCGGTCAAAACGTGATGATGTCCGCTTTCCGAATGCGAGATGATGAAGCCTCGCTTAGCGCGTTCGACCGGCTTGGTTTCGATGTCGGCCGGAAGTCGATCGATGCGGCGGATATTGCATTCGCCCTGAGCGACGGGAAGATTTGAGACGACGAAGTTCATTGCAGTTCCTTTCAGGTTCTGTGGGCTGGGTGGATGTAGTCTGATTGAGGATCACCGATCCGCCATGCCTGCGCGGCAATGGCCGTATTAATTGGCAAGTTGTCGATGTCGGAGACGTAGGGGATACCTTCGACACAAATGCCGTTTCGAGGGCATTTCATTTTCAAGAAGCGGCCTGGCTGAGAAAGACCTGGCAAGGTGAGTTCGATCAGCTCGCCGACATCTTCGCTCTCGTGCTTGTCGATCGTCTTGGCCTTGAGGACGGACAGCATGCGCGGCCAGCCGATTATCGCCGCGCCCACGGCGCGTTGCTCGACGTTGTCGGCCTTCAAGATGATTGCTGGATCGATTGTGGTCTTCTGTTCGATCCATTCAGACGGCACGCGAGTTCCGTGCCAAGCATGGATAGAAAATCCATCCTCGTATCGGATAGCGGGGCCTGTTTCGCAGTGGATGCGACCGTCATCGTCCAGATGACATTCGGCATGCCGCTCGCTAACGAAGCAAACGCCTTCGTATGGCAAGGCCCACCCGGAAGACTGGCAAAGCTCCCACAGGCCGCGAAGCTTTTCAGTCTGCTCTTTCAAGTCGCATTCGCGATGAAAGAACATGTAGAATGCCAGCCATGAGGCGTCATGTTGACCATAGACGCTGTCCCCGACGCTGGCCCCGACGCTGGCCCAGACGCTGGCCCCGACGCTGGCCCAGACGCTGGCCCCGACGCTGGCCCCGACGCTGGCCCTGACGCTGGCCCCGACGCTGGCCCTGACGCTGGCCCCGACGCTGGCCCCGACGCTGGCCCTGACGCTGGCCCTGACGCTGTCCCCGACGCTGGCCCCGACGCTGGCCCCGACGCTGGCCCTGACGCTGTCCCCGACGCTGGCCCAGACGCTGGCCCAGACGCTGGCCCTGACGCTGGCCCTGACGCTGTCCCCGACGCTGGCCCTGACATCACTCTTCAAGACCCCAAGAGCGAGAGCGTTTGCGAGCGGGCTTTTCGTCCAGATAATGCGAGGCTCTTTCAGCCCTGCGGACGAATACATGAGCCTGATGGCGGCTTCGGCCCGTGGCTTGTCTGCCGGGTCTGTGGACAGGCCGTAGCCTTTCCACTCGGCCACATATGCCGGAAACTTGTCGATTTGCTCTCGCGTCAGTTTTTCAATTTTTGCCATTCCCATCGTCCTCTATCTCTCAGCTTCCCGTAGCTTCGGCTGGGCCGGTGTCGGGGGGCCGGTTCCTATCGAAGGTTTAGAAATTGGCCCGTAGGCCAATGCCTAAGCCGTCAGGCTGCGCGACGTCGAAGAGCTGACGTGCTAAACCAATGACAAGCGAGCAACTCTGCTTCGTGAGCAGCAAATCCTGCTCTGGAAACCAGAAGCCGTTCTACATTTTCGCGTGAGAGCGCGTTGACGATGGCCATGCGGAAGATCGCTCCGAGCCGGATGTTCAGAACTGCGTCAGTGATTTTCTTGGTTGCCATCTTCGCCTCCTTGGTTCTGGTTCCTGCCGCTTCCCGTCAATGTGTTCGGCGGCTGATGGAAACAATCTACAATCATTCTTGTGAGACTGTCAACAAGGAAAATTGTAAAAACGGGCGTGATGCGGCCCAATTGGGAAAATAATTGTAGACAATGATTGTAGATTAGGGGAAAAGAAAAGCGCCGGCGGGATGATCCGACCGGCGCTGTGGCATAACCAATTGAGAACCGATGCATACCAAACTTGGTATACAAAAGCAACGGGTTGAATGTGCTGCAGGCGAAGAAAAACGCAAAATCTTGGGCCTGCTCGGATGTTCCCGCCAAGATGATGTGTTCAGAAGCGCAAGCGCAGCGGTCTTACTCGGGTCTTCACCCGCGCCGCCGATCAATCCGGCCTATGAAATCCCAAGCGGTGACCGGCTCCCAGGCTGAACGGATAGGCATGACGGGATGATGATCCGTCCGAATGGTTTGAACGCGACTTGAGGAACAGACACGGCAACCGAAGCACCACAGTATTCTGACGCGTTCCGAAGGGCGTGACTGCCCGAATGGATGTCAGGTGAAGCGCGGGCAGGGTACCGCGAAAACAATGCTAGCCGTGGATATCATGTCTTGAAAGCGTTCCGGGGTCCAACATACGGGTGCCCTGGCTGGATGGTGAGCCGCCCTTTCGTGGTGGTGAAGGACCATCTTGATTGCTAGAACTATGCCTACAGCCTAGAATGTCCGGCTAACGACCAGCAAACCCTTGGCAATGATTTCCCATTGCTCGTCCTCGCTGCCATCGAATCTAATCGGGTCTTTAAACCGATCGTCGGTAGATTCCGGCCAGAATTCACGAGTTCCATCTTTCTGAAAACGCAGGCGTTTAATCGATCGTTCCCGTAAGTGCCCCCTCGTTCGCTCGATGATAACATAGTCGCCAGATCGGGCGTCATTGAGCGGATCGACATAAGGCGTGGCAATCCAATATTGGCCAGGCAGTGCCATCCGGTTCATTGATTCGCCCTGTACGAGATAGGCCCACTGAGGCAACGGCAAATCGGGGAAAATGGAGCCAAGATATTGCGGCTCTGGATTGTCTTCGATTTCGCGGAAAGCTCCCGCCTCGACGCTCCCCTTGATTGGGATCAGGCCGGCGGCTGCTTCTTCCAAGCCGCCGGGGAGTGCTACGATGTCACCTGTTTCCGCCTCTTCTGCATGAGGGATCAGAGCTAAAAATGACGGGTCCAGTTCATAGGGATAGACATCAAGCGCCTTGGCTATTTCCAGGAGGAACTTTGTCCTTTTGATTTTCCCGCGCTCGATTTGATCGATGAGCTGCTGCGAGACGCGGGCTCTCTTAGCCAGTTCGGGTTGTGACAACCCTTTGGCTTCCCTCAGTTCTCTGATCTTTTCGCCATTCACTGCCATACCCCCTTAATAACAAGACAGTTTGTGAGTCGCCTTACAAGATTGATAGTTGACAGAGACACTAGTGATCTTGTACAACGATTGTATGAGCACTTTTCGTGACGACATTCAACACGCCATCGAACTGATGGGTAGCCAGAGCAAACTGGCCACGGAGTTGGGCTGCACCCAGCAGGCCATCTCATTCATGCTTTCCGACCGATGCAAGAAGATCAGCGCCGAAATGGCGGTAAAGATCGATAGGGCAACGGGAGGGCAGGTTTCCAAGGAGAAGCTCAGGCCGGATGTGTTCGGCCTCCCAGCACCTGAGGGTGCCTCTGAGAACGTCGGAGCCGCGGCATGAGCAAGCCATTTCGCCGCAAGACGCCAAATGGCTTCTATGAACCTGCTCTGACATCGTCGCGCTTCCACATCTACACCGATGGTGCATGCGAGCCGAACCCAGGCGCCGGCGGATGGGCCTTCGTCGTCATCGAAAGCGGCATTGAGATCAACAACCGCAACGGCGGCGATATCCAAGCGACGAACAATATCATGGAACTCATCGCGATCCTGCGGGCGCTGGAATACGCCAAGGCGTCGGCGCTGCCCGTGGCCGACACGGTAATCTATTCCGATAGCCAGTATTGCGTTCGAGGCTGCACAGAATGGCGGCACGGATGGCAGAGGAAAGGCTGGACGCGCGGCAAGGAAGCGCTCGCTAATGCTGGACTGTGGAAGGCGATCGCCGCCGCCCATGACGCCTTCCCGTGCAAGATAATTTGGGTTCGCGGCCACAGCGGCGTTCCCGGCAACGAACGCGCTGACAGGCTGGCAGATAAGGGCAGGGCCTATGCGATTGAGCATCGCGTCACCGACGTAGGTGTTGCAGCATGACCCTCTCCCCCTATCCCATCTCCCGCCGTCTCCCGGCTCATAAGCGCTCCAATGAGGTGACGGGATGAGCACAGACAATCGGTTCGAACTCAAAGCGCAGAAGCTTCCAGAGGCGGAATATCCGAAAGAAATCTGGTTTTCTGCGCTCAATGCCTATCGTGAAATTGGGCTCAGGCAGGGCGGAGCCACATCTGACCGCGTGAATGCAATTGTGGACGCTATCTTGGCCGAACGTGGAGCCGAGCGTGAGCGCTGCGCCAAGATTGCCGATGCACAGGCGGTAGATTGGCTCCAAGGAGTCAAGAAGGCGAACTCCATCGAGGCGCTCAACTATGCCAACGGTCGGCAAGACGGTGCGCAGGTCATCGCCGCCGCCATCCGCAAGGGAGGCGAATAGATGGCGCGCCAATACGTAATCACCGAAGCCGAATATCAGTCTCTCTTGGACAAGCTGGAGCTTCACAAGCTTCGCGAGGAAAACGTCGCTGATCCTTACCGTCACCTTGATGATGAATGGCGCAATCTCTCCGACAAGGAAAAGGCCAACATTAAGCCGGCGATCGATAGCATTGCTCGCGGGTTCCATTTCGTCGTCGTCCGGTGGGCGCAGGAAATGGGTTTTGATGGACGGAGGAAGTGACGAGCCATGTGGAACCTTGATCTCAGCTCCATCCCCCGCGATACGTTCATCTGGGCAGCCACCCACAAGGGCGAAGTTGTCCGCACTCGGTTCATCGCCAAGTCCAAGACAGTCAAGGAACCGTTCTGGCAGGGCGTCGGGCCGGAGACATGCATTCTCGCGTGGCAGCCATTCATCCGGCCAGCTCATCCATTTGCAGACGCTGGCGAGGCCAGAGCCGAAATAGGCGCCATCCTGGCCGCAGAGCACCTGCCGATCATCAACGACGTTGTGGGAATGTAAGTCATGGTCACCAAGCAAGACTGGATTGAAGCGAAGGCAGCAATCGAGGCGATCGAGAAGGAACGTTCGGATCTCGTTGCTCACACCAACGAACGGCTGAGCGCTGCGGAAGAGCGATTTGACGAGATCGAGGAGCAATTGTCCGACAGCGGAGAACTGATCGACCAGTGTGAGGGGTGCAGCCAGCCGATTTTCGAAGGCGAGAAGCACTTCCGCTGCAACGACGGTATCTACCTCTGCGAGGAATGCGCTCCAACCTATGAAAACCTGCTCAACGACCGCGACTTCTGGGTGAACGAGGAAGGCGATCAGATGAGCCTGGAACGGGCTCAGGCAATCTACGACGCCCACATCGCTGCCGGCGGCAAGCCGACTGACAGCATGGCAGAGGTGTGAGCCATGGGCTGGGAACGCTATGGCAAGGTTGGCGACAAGATCGTGTGCATCCGCGACGAAAGCGAAATGATGCATCCTGCCGCGGGCGATGTCATGCCGAAAAAGGATCAAATCTATACGATCCGAGGTTTCGAGCGCGAAGACGACGATGTGTTCTTCTACCTCGAAGAAATCCGCAATCAGCCTGGTCTCTATTGGGACGGTTACGGCGAAACCTGCTTCCACAGCGAAGGCTTCCGACCGATCCAGGATCGCAAGACCGACATTTCCAGTTTGACCAAGCTCCTCAACACGGCTCCGGCCGACGAACTGGAGGATGCTTGAATGTCCGATCTCAGCGCCCGGGCTGGACGATTGATCGCCGACGAACCCGATCTCTGCATGGAGATCGCCAAGCTGATCGATGAGCGCACCTCGGCCAACATGGGCCTCACCAGCCGCCAGCGCGAGCTTATGGATTTCATCCGCATGCGGCAGCGCTCCGTAGGCATCGCCCCCACCCAAGAGGAGATGGCAAACCATATGCGATTGTCCAGCAGGGGCGCCGTAAACCGGCTTGTCGACGCGCTGGAAGAGCGCGGGGCAATCCGCCGCATGCCTGGAAAGGCAAGAGCAATTCAGGTTGTAGGGGGCTGATATGGGAAATTCTATCGGGACGCTGATCGTTATCTGGGGCATCGCTATTTTCTTCGGCCTTTGCGTCTTGGCCGTCTGGCGCTCTTTCAGAAGCCGCCTAACGGACGATGACAGCACCTATGAGTGCCCCGAGGGCGATCTTCGCAATTTTCGAAAGTGAATTTGGCGTGGCGACCTGATCTTGGCGGGTCTGTCGCCTTTGCCAGTGGATTGAAAACGTGGGGAAGGGCGGGTTCCTTTCTCAACCATCAGCCCGAGTTCGATAAGGGCAAATTATCGAAAGTCGGGAACATGATTTGGAAAACCTATGACCGTTTTTTGGCAAATGACAACTCAAGTCGAAAGGAGAAAGCAATGTCTGCAGTAACCGCGATCAGCCCCGACTTGGCGGCGGCATACGCGCGGAAGATGATCGAGCGTGAGACAAGGGGCAACGGTGACCAGATGAACGCCATGGAGCGCGTCGGCCACCGGTGCGGCCTTTCTGCTCGTGCGCTTCGGCGACTTCTCAGCGGAGAAACAAAAGACCCTGGCGTCTCGGTCTTCGCGAGAATTCGGACCGCCTATCTCAGATATTGCGAAACGCAGATAGCCGAATTGGCACTGGAAATCGCGGCAGACAAAGCGAGGTACGGCGATGAACCTTTTGAGGATCTTGGTGCTGAGGTTCAAGCATTGGCTGAAAAGATCAAAGCAGCGAAGGAAAGGATCATCTGATGACAGTGGCAGGGCATAACACGCAGACGGAACGCGAGATGTGGGAAGAACAGCAGTTCCACAACGGCGTCGGCCAGATCAAGCGTTTGAACTCCGATATGGCTGGAACGAAGGGCGAGATCGGCGGAATTTATAAACGGCTCAAGGATGTCGGCTTCACCAAGGCAGATGTGAAATGGGCTTTCGAACTGCAGGACAAGGACGCCTCCGAAGTCATCGCGACAATGGAACGGCGCCTGCGGATTGCGAGATGGCTCGGGCATCGCGTGGCTCGTCAGTTCGACATGTTCGACAAGGACCGTACGCCGGCTGAGGATGCGGCCTACGAGGACGGTCTTGCCGCTGGAAAGCAGCGAAAGCCGAACTCCAACCCATACGATACTGGCAGTCCTCAGGGGCAACGCTGGCAAGCGGGGTTCAACGACGGAACCGAGTTCATCAACAAGGAACTCAATGCAGCAGTGAACGGCGACGACGGCGCTATCCCCGAGATGGCCGACGATGAAGACGGCAAACAGGCCGACGGCGATGCCGAATGGAATGCCGCGGCCCCAAAGCAGGCCGCCGAATAGTAGTGCGAGGCCCGCTCATCTCCTCCCTTTGCGGCGGGCCAAATTACGGAGCGCGAATGCTCCGGTCTTTCCCAAGGAAATCTGATGCAACCCATCATATGCCATTGCTGCGGACAGGTGATCGGCGAAGTGCCTGAGCTTTCCAGGTTGCGGGGTGAGCTTTCCCATCGCGAGTTCTCCGTCATGGAGAAGATATTCAAGGCAGGAACTGAAGGCATCACGAGCAAGGCGCTTTCGCAGGCAGTGTTCGGCGATCGGCTTGGCGATCATCCCCGCAAGCTAGATGAAACCCGCGTGCTGGTTTCGCGCATCAGGCCGAAAATTGAGCGCTTCGGTTTCTTCATCCCAAAGTCAAACCGCTGGAGCCGGTATCGCGTGCAGCCGCTGGAGGCAACGCTATGAAAATCATGGCTTTCGACACGTCAAAATCCAGCACCGGGTGGGCATTTTTGGAAATCATGTTTCGCAACGGTGCACTCGCAGACTTGAGAGGAGTTTCCGCCATGCGCTGCGGCTCGTTCAAGAGCGTCGGGGATACGTTTTTTGATACTATCTGGGACTTCCACCCGAAGTTTTTGAAGTTGATCAAAGAGTTTCGCCCCGACTACGTCATCGTCGAAGAGGGCCTTGCTGTCATCCCTCAGTTCGAGGTGACAAAAAAGCTTCTGACTGGCGAAGAGGTCAAGAGGCTGGTCGTCAATGCCAATTCGTCATTGGTGCTCCAACGTATCCTTGGGGACGTGCAGGCGATATTGCGTGGCATGAGCATCCCCCACGAGACGGTGGCGGTTGAAACGTGGAGGAAGACCTTCCTCGGATACGGCCGCAAGAAAGGCATGACACAGGATGCCTATAAAAAGGCCGCTCGCGCTCAATGCGAGGCCCTTGGCATCAACGTTTCGAATAACGACCAGGCAGAAGCCGCGGGCATTCTCTACTGGGGAGCGGTTGACAGCCAGCACATCAAGGAAATCGTCAACAAACAGGTGGCCGCATGACGACCAAATCCCATCACTGTCCCAAATGCTCGAAGGCGCTCTCCATCGCTGAAATCATCACCGAGTTCTGCGAGGAATGCCTCGTTGACGTCAAGCCGACACTCAATCCGCCGGCCCACGACCGCCCCCAGGTAGACCGCGCCGCTCCCCGTGATGGCGAACAGACGGCGGAGGCGGCATAGGATGGCAGCAGCATCAGCACGCGGGCTGTTTCGCGCCACAGGCAAGAAATCAAAGCCGGTTCACGTCTACGATCTGGAAGGCAATATTATCAAAGCCGACGCCCTCGAGCGGGAGGCAGACGAATTCTATCCAACCCCAGTCGAGCCGCCACGCGCCTTCATTCATGCCGAGATAGAGCGGCTTCGCGACTTCGATAGGATTTGGGGGCCTGCCTGTGGAACAGGCGTCATCGGCAAGGAATTGCGCGCGGTAGGGCTGGATACATTTGACAGCGATTTGGTCGACCGTGGCTGCGGCGCCGAAATCAGGGACTTCTACGACTATCGTGAAGCCCCGGCCAAGGCGATTGTGGAGAACCCGCCGTTCGCGGAATGCGGCTGGGGAAACGGCAAGGCCCGCTGGCTGAAGCACGCGCTGCAGACGCTCGATATCGAATACATGGCGCTTCTCATGAATTGGGGTTGGCCAGGAGCCGGCGGACTCGCGCCGTTTTACGCGCAGTTCCCGCCAGCGCGAGTCTACCTAATGCGATGGAAGATCGACTTCACCGGCCAGGGAGCACCCCCGATGCTCAACGGATGGTTCGTCTGGGATCGGAAATGGCATGGCGAGACCGTTCTCCGCATGCTCGATAGGAAGGACGCGAGGCAGGGCGAGTTGTTCGCGGGAGCGGCGGCATGAGCGACTATGATGCCCGCAAGGATAGCTTTGAGAGCTACAACGACGCTGTCGCGGCGCTCAGGGCCAAGCTGCTGCTCGAACGCTGCCCGGCGGCAAGCCGCGTCGAGGTGATCGGGCAATGCGAGCTTTATCTCGGCGACTGCCTGGACGTGATGCCGACGCTAGGGCGGGTGGATGCCGTAGTGACGGACCCGCCGTACGGGATGAATAAGGGCGAATGGGATCAAGAAATCCCAAACTGGTTGCCTTTCGTTCACGGCATTCCGACCGTCTGTTTCTCAGGGGTTGTCGGGATGGCTGATTACCCAAAACCGGATTGGATCGGAGCTTGGGTTCGTCCTGCGTCGACACAGCGCAATGGGCGACTGAAAGGGTTTAACAATTGGGAGCCGCTGCTCTTTTTCAACATCAACAGACTCGACAATGACGTGCTCATTGAGCCGAACTTTCATGACCAAACTGGGCATCCCACCACTAAGCCAACGCGCCTTATGGAGCGCCTTCTCATAAAGATGCCTGAAGGCATCGTGCTTGATCCTTTCATGGGCAGCGGCACCACGGGCGTCGCATGCGCCAAGGCGGGGCGCGGCTTTATCGGCATAGAGAAAGATCCAGGCTATTTCGACATCGCCTGCGAGCGCATCCGCCAGGCCTATCGCCAGCCTGACATGTTCGTTGTCGCTCCTCAACCTGAACCAGTTCAGGAGTCGCTTCTATGAGCCGCATCGAAGACCGCGCCGCAGCCATGGCAAAGACGCGCGACAATCCGTTTGAGCGGCAGTTGCCGGCGAACATCGAAGCGGAACAGGCGCTCTTGGGGGCGCTGCTGGTGAATAATGAGGCCTATTATGCAATGCTGCCCAGCGGGCTCGAGGCTGCCCATTTCGGAGAACCTATCCACCGGACTGTCTTCGAGGCCGTAAAGTCCTGCATCGCTGCTGGCAAGGTAGCCAATCCCTACACCATTCGATCGTTCATCTCACCTGATGTTCTAAACAGGCCGGTGGGCGAGACGACCGTAGGAGGCTATACCGCAAGGCTTGTGTCCGAGGCAGCATCGATTATCCACGCCAAAGATTTCGCTGACGGCATCAAGTTTGCCTTCCACCGGCGAGATGTCTTGCCAACGGCCGACATTATCGAGGGCGCTGCATACAATGCTCAGGACGAGCTCGCCTTTGTTGACCAGATCAGAGAAGCGCGGGACCGACTGACGAACACCATCAATGCGATAGAGGGGCAGGGCGCCCAAGACGATGAGCAGATCATCGATAGTTATCTCCAGATGATCACGGGCGAGAACGAAGCCGCAGGTGCAGACGGAATTCCGCTGCCTTTCCCAGACTTCGAATACCTCATCAACGACAACATGCTTCGCCCTGGAAGGACATACGGAATTCTAGGGGCAAGCGCTGAAGGCAAAACATCTCTGACGCTACAGGTTGTCTATGCGGCGCTGATTGCTGGACATCCGGTTTGCATCTTGTCCTTTGATCAGGATCAGATGGAAATCTTGGCGCAGATCACGGCGCAGCAGGAAGGCATACCGTTCTCATCGCAAATCCAGAACTCGCGAAATCATCAGCGTCTTAGCCAGCACCAGATTGACCAGGCCTATGGCTTCATTCGAAAGCTGAAACGGAGGCCGTTCGAGATTATCCAATGCCGGACTTCCGACACGGTGCAAAAGCTTGAAACCAAGATGGACGGGTTTCTCCGGCGGCGCACCAATGGAAAGATGCCACTCTTCGTTTTCGACCATATCCGGGCGATCAAGCCCGCGGCGCAGGCCGACGAAGGCACCAAAGCCCTGCAGATTGGACAGGATATCCACGACGCAATGAAAGCCCGCAGAAGCGCCGGTTGGGTGCTCCAACAACGATCGACAACTGGCCTCAAGCGTGAGAACCCGCGGCCTGCCTCCGCCGACCTATTCGGAGGAGACTCGGCAAAGCAGCCGTTCGATGTAATTTTCTACGTCTTCCGGGCCAGTGAGCACCGCGACGAACAGGTGAGGACGGCGAAGGAAGAAAAAGACGTGGCTGGTATCAAAGAACGGTTCAACCGTATCTACGGTAGGGATCGCAATGACGAATACATCCCGATTGAGAATTGTGTTGAGCTTGGGCTCATCAAGAACCGCTTCGGGCCGAAGAACCGCCGGGCACACCTAGCCTTCGATCCAGAATACACGCGGTTTTCATCTCGACGCCAGCAGGATCAATGGGAGTTGCTGCCATGATCACCGCCTCAATCGCCCGCGCCATCAACACGCCGAAGGGATGGCAAGCAGAATATTTTTTGTCTGGCGAGAGCGACCCGCACAAGCTCTGTGACGCGCTCGGACGGCCTCAGATATATCCAACAGCCCAAGACGCGCGTGTGGCCGCCCTTGAGGCTCTGGTGGCCGCCATGGAGCGCGCCGACGCCGCCTATATCGACCCGTTGCCGGACCAATTCTGGCTTGAGGTAAAGCCGAAGACACGGCTCGGGCTGATCGTGCAAGCGAAGAAGAAGTTCGCCCAGGTCGAGGCGGGCCGGGTTATTCCAGTCGAGCGGAGGGCGAGCGCGTGAACAACCCAGCCTATCAAATCGGCCCCATAGAGGCCAAGCTACGCGCAGAGGCAGCAGAGCGCCGCAGGAGGTTCAGGGAGGCCAAGCCGCCGGTACCGCGCCTGATGCTGGTCAAACCTGCCGAACCCGCTACAGAAGCCCCACAGCGGCTGCCAGTGGCGTTCGACCATCATGTGCTGGCCTACAGGGCTCAAACATCCGGCATCGCCTACGTGCTCTATGAATGCCGAGAGCGCGGGCTGACACTCGATGACCTGCGCCGTTCGAACCGCAGCCATGAAATGGTGATGTTGCGGGGTGAAATCGCCCACAACCTGTCAACCCGTTTCGGCTGGAGCTATCCGCAGATCGCGCGGCATCTCAATCGCGACCATTCCAGCATCATCGGATGTGAGGCGACGTACTGCTCGATCAACCATATAGCAACGCGGACAAAGCAGCCGCGCCGTGTCGTCACCCCCGAGCAGATGGAAGAGATCAAGCGCCGAATAATGGCCGGTGAAGGCCTATCGACGGTCGCTAGATCGCTTGGCCACTGCGTTTCCACCATCGTGCGCCGATCGATCGAGAGCGGTTGGTATGTCGTCAACCGCCAGCCGGGCAAGAAGAAGATGGCACTGCCGCTCGACAAGATCGAGCAGGATTACAACGCCGGCATGGCGTTCAGGGCTATCGCTGCCAAATACCGCGTCAGCACTCGGACGATCAGCCGGGCTGTGGCTGACCATGGGTGGGCGCGGAAGGCGGAAGCTGATAGGGCGGCCGGGGAATGATTGATCCGCGCGTTCAAGCCATATGCGAGGAATTCGGCATCAAGATCGTTGATGCTCGAACCTATCCTGGCATTCGCGAGACGCGGGCAATCGCCACAATGGAGCGCATTCTCCACGCGAAGGGCTATGAGCATTTCCGGTTGGTGATGATGACGCTCGGAGAGACAGAGAACAATCAAGGCCAGATAGACGAATTCCTTCTCTATGCCGTGAGCGACCTTGTGGAGGCTTATGGAGAACTCATCGAAGATGATGCCTCCAGATGGCTCTCATGCTTCGACAGGGCGCCCATAGGCGAGTTACAATACATCGTGCGCCACCAGCGCCGGCAGAGGCATAAGTTGTTCGGCATGATTGCAGAGCGCATATATATCGCATTCGGACCGAAATCAGTGCAGCCAGACCTATTTGACGACAGGCGGAGAACAGCATGAAAAAGAGCGACCTAGCGGAACTCTTCACCAAGGCGGCAATCATCGATCGACGGTTGCCGATCATGGCCAAACCGGCGGCCCTGAGGGCACAGCAAATCCCTTATGTGCATGACGAAGCTGATCAGCGCGGATGGTTCCCCGTTGCAGGTAGGACCAAGAGCGAGCGCATCGCCAACCGGAAGAAGCTGAAGTGCAGCTTGCAAGAAGGGGACATAGGTCGATACGCGGAAGAGCGCATGAAAATGCTGGATCCTGATCACCAGCGCATTCTTCCCGAAGATGTCACCGATTGGGAGACGGTCAACGAATATCTCTGGCTGGTGACCGATGAGGACAACCGCAAGGCGCTCCTCAATTGGGCAAAGGCAAAAGCTGGTGGCCGCCCGTTCAAGCATTGGTGCAAGAAGAACGGAATTCATGAAGAAACCGGCCGGAGGCGCAAGGATCGAGCGCTTGGAGTGATTTCCGCGCATCTTATTCGCATCAAATCGCAGAATGACGCAATTGACGTTCTGGCCCTGTTGCCCACACCCCCCTTTTTCGAGCATATTTCGGATAACATCAGCCGGCATATCGAGGAGCCAAAACCAGGCACATGGATGGACGATCTGGCCTTCAGCCCGGTCGAGCATCCAGAGGTCAGGGACTTCTCTTGGGCTGAAAAACGGAACGAAGCCCGCCGTCAGCGCGAACGCAAGAGACGCGAGCAGCAGGCGGCATAACAGTTACGCAGGATAGCCAAGTGGTTAAGGCCTCCGGCTCATAACCGGAAGATCGGCGGTTCAATTCCGCCTCCTGACACCATCACAGCCCGTCGCCACCGCGACGGGTTTTCTATCTCACCAAGAGGCAATCACGATGACACCTGGCACGGAAGGCATCCGCGTCAACGACAGCAGGTTTGTCGTTATCGAGAACTGCACCTTCAGGCGACGGAAACCATGGCGCATCCTCGCCGCTATTGAGGTTGTTCGTGTTTTCCTTGTGCGCTGGTTGCCATTGGTCATGCTGGTGTTCATCGTCACTTCTGTGGTGGACATCTATTTCCAATACCAGCGCCTCCAGTCACAGAACCGCATGACAGCGGTAATGATCGAACTCGGCAAGCGCGTCGATATCATCAAGGCGCAGCCGGCTCAGATTGGATCGCCACGATGATCCCACACGACCCCGATCGCAACATCACCATGCCGCAAGGCACCGAACGAGACTTCCTACCCACAGACGAGAACGACATCAATCACTTCTCCTATCTGAAGTGGTGGTTCGCCTTCGTCCTTGTCTTCGTCGCCGCGATTGTTTTCGTACGATGACCGCCACCGCCTTCCCCCACACCCGCCGTGCCCGGCTGATCTACTACCTGCGCAGCGGCCTGTCATTCATGCTGCTGTCGTGGGCCATGACCGTTGCCCCGCAGCGTGAGCGGTTCTCCCTCGCTATGGCTGCAAGGGATCATGCCTACAGAACGATGGGGGTGGATGTGAAATGACATTCACCTTCGCGCTGTCTGACCTCGAAGAGAAACAGGCCAAGACAGTGAGCGATATTGGCCGATCGTTTCAGCAGCGGTTTACCGCCTTGGGATTCACGCCAGGAACTTTCGCCGATCGCATGGAAGTGGAGCCGAACAACGCCATGCGCCTTTTATCTGGGTCAAGAGATTTCAGGATTTGCGAACTGATCTCCGTTGCCGATGTTCTTGGCATGGATGTTGAGATCAAGTTGACGGCTAAGGCCAAATGACCCGCCCTCTCTGGCTCCCAATTACCTCCATCATCTTGGCGGCGCTGCTATGCTTGGTCCTAATTGCGATGCTGCCGGGAGGGACGGGAGGATGAATAGGCAAGAGCGTGAAGCTTTCAAGGCCGGGTTTGCCGATGGCATGCGGCTTGGCATCATCTTCCTTGCCAGCATCGCTGTTGATCTGGCGGCTGCTCTGCTTATCAATCTCCTCGTGTTTGGCCCGAACCTCGCAAACGCATCCATACACCCCGGCAACGAACCTATCGCCATTCTCCCACAGCCGCTCGCTGACGCGCAGCAGCCAAAGCCGCGATGCGTGAGGCTTCGCACTACGATCGTCACTGTACACCTTGCTAATGGTGCAGTGCTGATAGCGCCGATGACCATTGCGGTGCCGTGTTGAATAGATCTGGATGGTTCGGGCCTTTATTCGGAAACCCAAAACCACCAACCCAACAACAGGAAACAGACATGGCAAAGAAGACCAAACCGAAGCCGATGAAGCCGCGGCCGGGGTGCTGACATGAAGCGCCGATCGTTTCTATCGCTATTTGTGCTGTCTCCATTCTCCTCGGCAATTGAGTGCGAGGCTGCGGCAACCAGCATGAAGATCGAGAAGGCGAAAGAAAAGGTGGCGCGTCAAATAGGCAAGACTGAGGTCGCTGGAATCCGCTGGCCTAGTTCAGTACTTATTGGAGCTAGAGGCGGTGGCGGCGGTGCATCTGGCGGGGGCTCTTCTTTGCATGGATGACAATGGTGTCGTAGGATGAAGAATCTTTATCCAAATCTTTACGCCGCTATGGAGAAGAAGGACGCCGCTCTTTTGCAAGAGTTGCAGGGTGCAATATTTGCCACGGCCTGGGATATATGGCGCGTGAGACATCCAGAGGATTTCGTCGGTACATCTCATAGCACGACTTTGGCCGAGATGGAGGCTGACCCGGACCGCTTCATCAAGCAGAAAGTTTTGTAAGATGAGCACCTATCTGAGAATCTTTTGGGATGCGGTGACCAGCCTTCACGAATATTCCAAGGCCAATCCATGGAAGTTTTATTCCGCCTACCTCGTGTTTGTCGTCTGCTTTGTGTCCACGGCGCATTACATCAGCGGATAAAGAGACACCAAACTCGTTGTTTTCACTCCAGGCTCGGCTCACCCCCGGCCTTTTCCTCGTCCGGAAGGTAACGCAAGATGGCTGTAGCGACAGACCCTAAGCACGGCTTCAAGGATAATAACATTCTTGCGCCGGCATTGAATTTCGCCACGATAACCCCGACAGACAGCACGGCATTTTCATTCGGTCTCACGCGCGCTATTTATGTTGGTGTCGGCGGGGATGTGAACGTCTATGATTATGCTGGCACAGCGTTCCTGTTCAAAAATGTCCCATCGGGGACGACGCTTCCCGGCCGCTTCGGTGGTGTCGCGTCGACCAGCACGACGGCAACCAACATGATTGCTGAATACTGATACCCATCTGCGCCAACCTTTGCTCCTGCCCAACCCGCGGCGGAAATAGAAACGGGTATCGATCACCTGGGAAGACCAGCACCGCGGCGCAGCCGGTCATATGTAGCGGTGTAATCGTGCAAGCGGGGCCTAAAGTCCATTCAGTTTCATTAGATCGTCGTTGATCCGGGTTTGCCAGCCTCCGCCGGTGGCACGGTATTTATCGAGCATCGCGGTAGAAAGCCGCAACGTGATTGTCTCCTTGCCGGACTTCGGACGTCCGCGCGGTCGTTGCTCACCCGCCGGCAAAGCAGGGTTGGCATCCATCTTCACCGCAGGTGGCTTTGCGGCAGGCTTAGCGGTCTCTCTGAATTGTATTGCCATACATAATCATACCTCGAATAGATTTGTTTAACAAATAAAATAGAGACAAGGGAAAGAAAGATGCCAGACGAAAAACCCCGAAAGAACGGGGATAAAACGGGCAAGCCGACCCCCCCAATCGAACATCAGTTCAAACCTGGCAATCCGGGCCGTCCGAAAGGCGCTCGCAATCGCTTGGGGGAGGCGTTCATCGAAGACCTTCTAGCTGCGTGGGAAAGCCGAGGCGCATCTGCGATTACGAGCGTGATCGACAAACGCCCGCAAGACTTCCTCAAGGTCGTCGCATCGCTGATGCCAAAGGATTTGAATGTCAACGTCAACCAGATCGGCGAAATGACCGATGAGCAACTTATTGACAGGATCAGAAAGCTCGACGCCACCATCGGACCTTTCCTCGCTGCTCATGGAACGGATGGAACTGGCGGCGGAAATCGACAGAAGACAACGCACTAATAAGCTAAGGGCATATAGTCCTTACGCAAAGCAGGTCGAATTTCACGATGCTGGGGCGACATTCAGCGAACGGCTGTTCATGGCGGGCAACCAGCTCGGCAAGACAGTGGCTGGTGGTGCCGAATGGGCAATGCATCTCACAGGCCGTTATCCGAAGTGGTGGGAAGGCGCGACATTCGAAAAGCCGCCGCTATTGTGGGCCGGCTCGGTTACAGGCGAAAGTACGCGGGACAATCCGCAGCGTATCCTGATCGGCCCTCCTGCGAAAGAGGAAGAATGGGGAACCGGCTTTGTCCCTGCTGATTGCATTGTCGATCGTCAAAGAGCGGTGGGCGTTCCAAACCTGCTCGATAACGTCGTTGTGCGTTGGGGCGGAGGCGGTGATATCCAGGCTAGCCATGGCGTCATTTCGTTCAAGGCTTATGAGAAGGGCCGCGAGAAATGGCAGGGCCCGACAGTTGACGGCGTGTGGTTTGACGAAGAGCCGCCGGAGGACATTTACAGCGAAGGCTTGACGCGAACCAACAACGGTCAGCGCGGCCAATTTGCAATGCAGACATTCACGCCGCTGCTCGGCATGTCAACGGTTGTTCTGCGGTTTCTGAGCCCTGCCAACGGTGATCCTGGTGCCCTTTCCCGTCACGTCACGTCGATGACGATTGATGATGCGGAGCACTATTCCGAGGAGGAAAAGGCGAAGATCATCGCAAGTTACCCTGCGCATGAGCGGGAAGCGAGAGCGAAAGGCATCCCAGCGCTCGGGTCTGGGCGCATCTTCCCGGTAACGGAAGAAAGCATAACAGTTGAGCCGTTCGAAATCCCGAAGCACTGGGCTCAGTTAGGCGGGCTGGATTTCGGTTGGGATCATCCGACAGCTGCGGTCAACATCGCATGGGATCGCGATGCGGATGTTATCTACGTCATTCGCGAGCACAGGGAAAGCCAGCAGACGCCGGTTATTCACGCAGCAACAGTCAGGCCGTGGGGCGATTGGCTGCCTTGGGCGTGGCCTCATGATGGCAACAACGACACTGCAGCTGGCGAGAACTTGGCGAAGCAATATCGTGATCAGAACCTCAACATGCTGCCCGAGCGAGCAACGTTCGAGGACGGAACGAACAGCGTCGAAGCCGGGATCATGGAAATGCTCGACCGCATGAAGACGGGCAGATGGAAGGTCTTCCGCACTTGCCCGAAATGGTTCGAGGAATTCCGCATGTATCATCGCAAGGACGGCAAGGTAGTGAAGGTCATGGACGACCTCCTGTCTGCATCGCGCTACGCGATGATGATGAAGCGCTTTGCCGAGGTGAAGCCGTCTCCGCACAACTTCAAGATCGATCGCAGATGGGTGGCATAGTTGGCTGAACAACTAGACGAAACGCGCCTCAAAGCTCTCATTGCCGAAGAAATCTCGCTTGCCGAGAACTTCGCGCAATCAGAACTGACGCCGGATCGTGAACGCGCGATCAATTATTACAACGGCACGGTTCCCGATGTGCCGGCTGTTGAAGGTCGTTCGCAATATATCAGCCGCGATGTTTCGAACGTCGTTGGATGGATGCTGCCTGACCTTATGCGCATCTTCACCGCATCCGATCGCGTGTTGGACTGCATTCCTGAAACACAGAAGGACGAAGAGACGGCGGAACAGGCCGCGGACTACATCAATTATGTCTTCTGGCAGGACAATCCAGGATACCAGATCATGCGCGATGCGGAATGGGACGCGCTGGTCAATAAGGACGGGATTATCAAGCAGTTCTGGGAGGTCAAGCAGGACTGCAAATATTCCACCTATACCGGGCTCGATGCTGATCAAGTCGCGGTAATTCTCGATGAGGAAGGCGTTGAACTCGTAGAGCAGTCGAAGCCATATACCGCACTGACGCCTGTAGAGGTGGAAGTTCCTCCGCCTCAGCAGCCACAACAGCCGCCGATGGTCGATCTGCAATCACCCGACTTACCGTCGCAGACGAGCGCAGAAGACCAGCAGCAAGCGCCGCAGCCTGACATGATGGAAGGGCAGGAACAGCAGCCAGAAGCCGCTCCAGAGCCGCCTGAGACAGTCATTCAGATGCAGCCCGTCGAATTGTTCGACATCAAGATCAAGCGCGTCATCAATAAGGGCAGGTTGACCTACCAGACGGTAGCGCCAGAAGATTTTATCACGGATTCGAACGCCATCGATCTCGTGGAGAATTGGCGCTTTCAGGCCGAGCGGGCGAAGAACGTCACGCGATCCGACCTGATCAAGATGGGCTTCGACCGTGACCGCATCGATGCCATTCCGGCATTCCAATCGCAGGACACGTCAACGGAGGACTTGGCCCGTCGTCATCTAGTGACCGGTCAATACGACAATCCAGAGCGTTCAATGGAGAGGGTCAACCTCTACGAATGTTATGTGAAGATGGACATCAACGACGATGGCATGGCCGAAATCGTCAAGGTCATGTATGCCGGCGACAGCGGCGGGGCGGAAATCCTCGATTGGGAGGAATGGGACGACGAAACGCCCTATGACAAAATCCCGTGTAATCCTGTCCCGCACCGCTTTGCATCGGATAGTGTCGCCGATGAAGTAATGGACGTTATGAAGTTCAAGACGGTTATCGGCCGTCAGTTGTTCGATAACCTCTACATGACGAACACGCCGCAACCGATCTATGACTCTGGCTCGATCCTCAATCCTGATGCTGTGGCAAACCCTGGCATCGGCGTTCCGATCATCAAGAAGGCTGGCACTGCGCCTATGCAGTGGAACATCACGCCTTTCATCGGCGACAAAGCGCTGATGGCAATGAACTACCTTGACGACGTGATTGAGATGCGGACTGGCGTCTCTCGTTCGTCAATGTCGCTCGATCCAGAGGTGTTGCAGAACCAGACAGCAGCCGCAGTCAACGCAACGCAGTCGAATTCGCATGCGCAGGTCGAGTTGATCGCCCGTGACCAGGCTGAACTCGGATGGAAGCGCGTCTTTCAGAAGTCGCTCAAGATCACGGTCAAGAACCAGGACCGCCCGCGCACAATCCGCCTCCGCGATAAGTGGGTGGACATGGACCCGCGCCAGTGGAACGCAAACATGGACATCGTGATCAATATCGGTCTTGGAACCGGATCGCGTGACCGTGACATGGCGATGCTGACGAACATCCTTGCCACGCAACAGGCGGACATGACGCAATTGCAGGCCGCTGGCTTTGTTGAAGACGCAATCGATATGATCCCGAAGATCATCAAGACGCAGGTCAAGATTGCCGAAGCGGCTGGCATAAAATCGCCTGAGACATTCTATCCTGAAATCCCGACAGAGCGCCTTGAACAGATGAAGCAGCAGGCCAAAGCGGCCCAAGGACAGCCATCGCCGGCAGATCAGGCAGCGAAAGACAAACTCGACGCCGAGATGCAGATGAAGCAGGCCGACATGCAAATGAGGGCCCAACAGTCTCAAGCTGACAACGCCATGAAGCAACAGCAGATGCAGCAGGACACACAGGTCAAGCAGCAGCAGCTTGCCGCCGAGTTGCAGTTGAAGCGCGAGCAGCTTCAGGCCGAGTTGCAGTTGAAGCGCGAGCAGATGGCTGCGGAACTTCAGTTGCAGCGCGAGTCTGCCATCATGAACGCCCATGCTGCGGCATCAAGGCCGATCGTCAGCAGTGACGTTCATATCGGGGGTCAACCCGGTTAAGAATTCCGCATCCAGCGGATAGGCGGCTGCGGCCGTCGCTTTCAGCAAGAGGAAATAGCTATGCATAAGATCGAGTACCGGGTGCGCCCGGTGACGCGGTGGATTGTCACGCGTTGGGAAAGCCAAAGCAACGATAACGGCAATGCTAGCGGCGGATGTGCCCCATGTGGAGAGTTCGCCAACGAAGATGCGGCATACAAAGCCGGTGAAGCGCTCGCCTTCAAAGAGCGCGAAGACTTGGGCTGGCCTCCCGGTGATGAGCGCATGCAGTTCCCCGACCGTTACAAGGCGGAGGGCTGAGCGATGACTGATATTCCAGACGTCGCACTTAAGGTGCGATTCATCGAAAACAAATTGTTCGCAACGAAGGTCACCACTTCGACGTCCAAAGGGTTCCCATTTATCGAACTGGAGAACGTGAGCGAACCGAAAACTTCTCCAAACGTCTATCTCACGGTTGATGACCTGAAGACGCTGATTGCCATCGCCGAGGCGGACCTAGCGTGACGCCAGAAGAAAAGCTTGAACGCCAGCGCCTGGCACTCGAAGCCAAGCGCCTCACGACAGACGAAACGCTTATCTCCGCTCTATCCCGCGTCCGGCAAAATGCCGTCGATGCACTTATCAGGGCGGATGCAACTATTACCGCAGATATCATTCGCTTTCAGACGAAGGTGACGGTCTGCGATGAATTCCTGACTGAGTTAGCGACAATGATCGAACTCCAGTCAGTTGAAGAATCCCGGTCCAGAATGGTCTGACAGCCGGGGATACCCCAGAGGAAAATGAAGGATGTCTGAAACCGATAGCCCCGTACAGGGGTCCGGCAATGATACCGCATTGACTATTGATGCCGG